CATGTCGTTTACAAGGGAAAATGGATCATCGGAACAGATATAATCTTTGATTTTGGTCTTCAGCACGACATACCCAGGCCCGAAGGTAAAGAAGTGGCCCTGTCCTATCATTTTTACAAAAGACCCGACAAATCAATCGTTATGTCTGCCGAGCCGTGCCTGCACCAGATAGCACTAGCTCACATCAAACTGCAAAACGCACTGGCGATGGCCGCCCCTCCCGGTATCTCTATCGAATACACCGCCCTTCAGAACATGAAACTTGGCGGCAATAAGATGGAGCCTTTGGAGATATTAAAGATCCGGAAGCAGAGTGGAGACTTACTTTACAAAGCTACGACCCACAAGGGTCAGCCAAACATACCGGGAGGCTACCGGCCTATACAGGAACTCAGTGGGGGCCTGGGCCAGCAGCTTGATGAGTTTATTAAGATCTTTGACCTGTATATCAACTTCATCAGGGAGGTAACAGGTGTCAACCAGGTCGCAGATGCGTCTAATCCGAATCCAGAGCAATCTGTCGGAGGATCAGAACTGGCTATTGCTGCTACAAACAATGCCTTACGGCCTGTCTATAACGCTTATATCACGACAAAAGAGAGGGTGGCGAAGAATGTATGTCTTCGTATGCAGTTACTCATAAAACACAACAAGAAGGCATACGATGGCTATGTGCCGGTTCTTGGCAGGGCCGGAGTACAGATCATCAGTGTAGGTGCCGATGTCGTTGATGCCAATTACTACATCAAGTACGAGGCCAAGCCTACGGAAAGGAGGAAAGAGGTCATTCGCCAGGCAGCGATAGCGGCTATGGCAACAGACAGGGATGGTAACAAGGGAATTGAGTTACCTGACTTTTTGCTCATAGAGAGATTGCTTGAGAACGGAAATCTCAAATATGCAGAAGCATTTCTTAATTACCGGAGTACAAAAAACAAAGAACGGCAGTTGGAACTTCAGCGAGAAAACATGATGCTGGACAAGCAAAGAGAATTGGCAGGCATACAGGCTAAGCATCAGAGTGAAATTGAAAAGATTAGGTTTGAGACTGACGAAAAGATTAGGTTTGAGACTGCGTTAAAAGAATTGGAAGAGAGATACGCGGGTCTGAATCACGACAGAGAGAAGGAAAAAATTGCTCTTCAGTCAACGATGAACGCAATCGAAAAGACTGCGGTAGCATCACAGGCACCAGTAGCACAATCGGCACAATAAACTATATTTGTAACTAAACTTATTGCTATGACAAAACCAGGACTACAAGGCAGAGAAGCAGAATTAGATGCGTTAAAAGGTATTGAGGGCGTGGATCCAGAGGATATCATGCGACAAGTGACCGGAGAAACACCGTCACCTCAACCACCGGCATCAGGCACACCACCACCGGCACAACCGCCGGCTCAACCCAAGAGCGAAGCAGCACCCCCGGCTGATGCGACTGGCATACTGAAAGAGATTTTCGGTGATCAGTTTTCATCAGTTGAAGAGTTGAAAAAAATCAATATTCCTGACAGACTTAAAGAGGCCGACCAGTTGAGACAACAGGTTGACGCACTTACCGCAGAGAAGAATGATCTCTCCGGCAAACTTGCAACAAAGCCGAAATCGAACTTTGCAAACGATGATGTGGCCTTGTTCAACGAGTTTGTAAGAACGACAGGCATCAAGAGTTTTGATGTATTCAATCGTCTGCACGGATCAGACGTTGCGAACATGGACTACATGAACGCAATTATCCTGGCAAGACAGTTGGAGAACCCGGAACTCATTTCAAAGGAGCCACAACTTCGCAAGCACATAGAGAAAACCTATAATGTGGATCCTTCACAAGTGGACGAAGAAGATTTGGAAGTGAACAAAATCGGCCTTGCCCAAGAGGGAGCCAAGGCTAAAGCGAAACTTCTAGAGTTAAAGGGGAAATTAACTATCCCCGAACCGGAACCGGATCAGCCAACGATACCTCAATGGACTCCAGAACAGGAGGCAAAGGTGAAAGCCGGCTGGAACGCAGCCAACAAAGCGATGACGGAACAACTGTCCAAGATCCCTATTTACATGCCTAATCAGAAGGATCCCTTCATCAACTTCGTTATTCCGAAGGAGAAACAGGACCTTATTGAGAAAAACGCACTTGAGTTTGCCGTTAAGAATCACATGGATCTTAATGAACAAACGATAACTGCCGTTGCAAAGTACATGTATTCAGAGTTGATCCTGGGTAATCTCGATCAGATTGCACATTCCATTTTTGAGAAAGCGCGCAGTATGACCGAGAAAGAGAGACTGGAATATTACCATAACCCATCAAAACTGGGTGGTGGCGATCAGCCTCCCGTAGATCGTGGAGATATAAACGAAGAGGAAGAGGCCAAGAGGAAGGTCTTTGACGCTGAGATGGGCCGGACATAACAGTAGAGTGAGAGGCAAATATTTATGTCTAACAATTAATTTCCTATAAAATGGGACCAGAAGCAATTTCACAAATATATGCCTCAGACATCGTATCTGGCTTTGATATTCATAAGCCGGAGAATCTGAACGTGCTTTTCAGTCGCTTTGGCGATCAGGGAGCATCGTATTTCCAGTTACTCAGATCTATGGGATTTGAGGAGCAGGTATCACTTGATGAATACGGACATTGGGAAGAGAATAGGATACATGAGATTATACATGTCCTTGATCCCGTAGTACAGCCAGCCGTAGGAGATCCTATCTCCTTCACCCTGGATACACAGGACCTTGATGTGAATAATAACTTTTATCCAAGACTCTGGGATCAGATCCTATTCCCGAATGAAGTACCGGGTTCGATCATTGACATTGACGTAGCCGTTCCTGGCGCACCGGTCATTACCGTTGAGCCTAACGAGACATCAGACCAGTTCCCGGCACTTGCCGCAGGGGAAGAACTTGTTATTTTCTCAGACGCATGGTCGGAAGGATCAGGTCAGCCTGATGCTGCCCTTCGTGGCGTGTGGAGGTATGACAACGTGGCTCAGATCATCAAGGAAACCATCGGTTACACCGGAACAGAAATGGTCAACCAGACATGGTTTAACGTGACCAGCAAAGGGCAGTCTATTCCTGCATACTATTTCTTGGGACAGGTAGATATTGACTATCGCATGGCTCTGAAAATTGACGGAGCATTGCTGTGGAACAAGATCACTACCAACGCAGGACTGATTGATCCGGACACGGGAAGGCCGATCAAGACCACCGAAGGTCTTATTCCTTACATCAGACGAGTGGGCAACGAACAGACCTATGCTCAGGGAGCATTTGATGTGGACGAATTTGACGAAATGGACAACACCCTGGACCGCGAGCATGCAGGAAACTACATTCTTGGTCTTCTGGGTATCTCTCTGCATCAGGACATCGAGAACTCTCTTGTAAACTATTTCGCAAACACCAACATCAGTTTCACGAAACAGGCTACCAACAGCGTTCTTTTCAACAACAACGAGGCCCTGAGTGCATCAGTGAACTTCACCTATCTCACGAAGTCCGAAAGGACGTTCCTTATGAAGAGGATGGGCGTATTCAACAACCCGAAACTGTACGGTGCCACCGGTTATGAGGCTCCGCGCATGGGTATATGGATGCCTATCAACAGGCGTAAGGATCCTGTATCTGGAAACATGGTAGCATCTATCGGATGCCGCTATCGTGGCCTTGGCAAATACAACCGCCGTATGGAAGTATGGCAGGTTGGCGGTGCCGGTGAAGGACTGAAGGTAACTGAGTTTGACAGCAGGTACACCTACATGCGTGCGCACATTGGAGCGCATTTCCGTGGAGGCAACCAGTTTGTTTTGATGGAAACCTAGACCCTTTCGGGAGCAGATATGTAACGGGAGAGGCAATAGGGCCTCTCCCTTAACTGAAAACTTAAAACACAATACCATGCCAAAAAGAGTAATTCAGAAACCAACAAAATCACAGAAGGTGCTTGGGAGGAGTAAATTCTATGGTAAGATTGCCACAGAGAAGGCGGCAAAAGGAGAAAAAGGATCGGCAAAGTTCGCTGCCGCAAGGTCACAGTTTGATCTTCGCAGAGGAACTAAACTCAAGGATAAAGGAAAATAACCAATACAAAAAGCTATGTTATACAAGAATGATGAACCGTACAAGTTGGCACCAACAGATGTGAAAACAATCAATGAACGCTTTCATGGAAAGTGGCCGTTGACAATTATCTATCCCCCGGAGAGGGTTATCCCAAGCCGGTCAAAGCAGAATAAACTTCCAGACAAGCCTAACTCTATGTCCTGGCCGTTGACAGCAACGGTTAAGACAAAGCTGGGAACGGAGCAGTGGAGATATGCAGAGAACGTGATCATCAAAGAACACGGACTGAAAAAATATACTCCGAAGAATCTTCGTTTCAATGGCCGGAGAACATTTGAGGAAACAGACATCGAACTGGTATGGTTCCTCTATACTAAATCCCAATACTGCAAGGGAGGAGAGAACCAGGGAAAAACAATCAAGTTCATGTTTGAGGATCTGATCACGGATGCAGAGAGAAAGGCAGAAAGAGAATCCTTGATCTCAGGTGTAAAGACAATGATCTGGAACAAGGACTTTGGCCTTTCAGAAGAGAGATTAAGGGCACTGGCAAAAGCCTATTTCATCAAGAATGTGGATAATCTGACCTTTGCCCAGGTAAAGATGGCAATAGAACACCAGGTCATGCGTGATCCGCAGCACGGTCATCAGAAGTTCATGGAGATGACAAACATGGAAGAACTGATCGCCACCAGAGGAAAGATACAGGAGATCGTTGATAAGGGATATCTCAAATACGATGTGGTGAAGAAGGAATGGCTCTGGCTTGAAGAAGGCAAGAAGGCAAGCAAAATAATAAAGGTTCCTCCGTCAGCGGATCCCAATGATGCCATGTATGATTACTACATGGGAAACAAAGAGTTTCAGGAAACAGTGGACCTTATTGGCAAGACGAAAAAAGCAAAAGCGGCTGTATAACAACAGCCATGTTCTTTCATATAGGATTTGTCGGCAGCGGATAATAACACATCCGCTGTCTTTATATGTGATAGTTTTTATAACTTTAACAAAAAAAATAGAATACTATGAGTGGCTTTCAGGCAAATAAAAATGACGTTGCAATAGGCAATGGCGGCGCAGGAACACCCGAAGTATGGGATATCATCTCCCCGGCAGCACATGACTTTACCGGAAAGATAGTTACCGCATTCATGTGTTTAGCAGAAGATGGTGACACAATGGATGAGATGGAGGAGGAGACAACCATCTCAAAAGGTGGCAGACCGGGCGTATCTGAGGCCGTTGCAGCCAAGTATCTCACATACACATATCCTCAATACTGCATCTTTGAAGGCAGATACACAAAGCTGGTCCCTACTACGGGACTTTTTAAGGTCTGGTTCTTAAAATAACCGGTCATGGGACTCAAACAAATAGGGATAAGCGAAATGGGAATACTATCAAGTGGCCGAATTAAGGCTAATAGGACTATTGTTGCAGTACCTATTGCGTTATCTGCAAGAATAACAAATGCCGATTCTACCAAAGTAGAAATTACTTATGATCAAGCCTTGGATATAACAAGCGTTCCAGCAACATCAGCATTCATAATTGCAGGAAAAACCATTAGTAATATTGCTATTCTTGGCTCGGTTGTCACACTAACAGTTTCGGTAGCATTTCTAGAAACAGACGTAGTGACAGTGAGTTATGTGAAACCGGCATTAGATCCTATCATAAATATTGCAGGTACACCGGCTAATAACTTTACAAACTTATCAGTAACAAATGGATTTATTGAAGCTCCTACAAATCTTTTAGTAACCGGCAATAGAGATACTGAAATAGATTTTGCCTGGACTGACAATTCTTCTATTGAAGACGGATTCCGTATTTATATTTCTACCGACGGAGGGATTACTTACATTGAAAAAGGAACGTCTGTAACAAATAGTTATACCGCTACGGGATTGACCGCAGGTACATGGTATATGTTTTCTGATGTAGCATATAAAGGCTCTGCGGAAAGTATAATAAGTAATATATATGATAGTAGATTCATGATTACTATCGACACTACCAAAGTGGGAAGTGCAAATAATACATTCGTTCTTCCAACAACAGGTGTAGGTACTTATAATTATTATGTAGATTGGGGCGAAGGTCTTGCAGAGGAACACGTTACGGTTAACACAAGTCAGACTCATGTTTATGCTGCCATAGGTACTTATCAGATTAAAATTAGAGGCACTTTCCCAAACATATACTTTAATGCCGGACCAGATAATGCCAAACTGATGAGTATTGATAATTGGGGTAACATTAAGTGGGGAAATTTCCAAAGAGCATTTTGGGCATGTAGCGCAATGGTCGGAACTTATACTGATAAACCCAACTTGTCCTCTGTAACAGTCACCCAGTATATGTTTATTAGTTGTTCTAAATTTAATTCAAGCGTAAACTGGGATGTATCAAATGTACAAAACATGGATGGAATGTTTAGTTCATGTGGTATGTTTAATCAAAGCCTTGCAAGTTGGAATACGTCACATGTTACGAATATGACTCAGTTATTTAATGGCT